TGCAAGACCTTCAGCCATGACACTGCTTCTTGACATATATGTTTTGAACTTACGTAGTTTATTCATTTCTTCTGATAACCCAACAATGTGTTTACCAAAGTCATCGTACATGTTGCCACCTTCTGCTACATGTCTTGCCATTGCTCTTGCACCGTTTAAATGTTTGTATGGATATTTAAAACGTTCGCCGTTTGCACTTTCAATGTAAATGCTTCCAATCTTCTGTGATCGTCCGCCTGCTAATTCTTGGTTAATGCTTTCACTGTGCTTCACACAAATTCTTGCATCTGATATATTCTGGTAACTAGTTTTACTAGTTCCGTACATTGTTGATTCTGTCATGGTGTTATCTCCGTTCTTATTAGATAAGAATTTGTAATCTCTCTTTTCTAAGTTTGACTTTTGTATGTCTCTTACTTCAAAATTTAACATTCTCTTTTTAGCAAATACTCTCATTTCTTTTAAAAAATCGTACCATTCTTTCTTCCTTGTATCGTTTTCAGAAAAAAGTTTCTCACTGTACATTACTACAATACTATCTTCATCTAAACTAACACTTACTTTGCCGCCCTGATCGCCGTATACAAAGTCGTAGAAGCGAGAATCGCCAGGTACATTTGTAACTGTACCTTCTTGATTTCCGATTTGAATGTTTTTAAATCTACCACGTAGTTTAGAAAACAGTTCTTCGCCAATTTTATTTAAGTCTTTCATGTTAATATTTATCAATAATTGTTACTAACGAAGATTGGCATTGGCTCTATATAATCTCCGTGCTGATCTGACTGATTAAATGTATCATAGATTCTAGGATCCCAATCCTTGAGTACATCCATCATTCTGAGTGCTAATAGCGTTGCACTAATTAAATCGTCGGTTTGCCCTAGTTTTGCATTATAACTTGAGCCTGTTGCTACAAAGTTTTTGAGTTCTGATATAAAAGGTTTGCTGTGTAGAATCATTTTATCGTTTTCAACCATGGTCTTTAGTCGACTACATGCTGTTACTTTAGAGCCATGTGTAGTATTAAATCCTTTGCGGAACTTACGTACATGTCCTTTTCTAATAGGTTCACTTACAAATAGTCCAGGTATATTCTCCTCACCAAAGTCATTAATAACAATAAGTGCGGCTTCGCCTAATCCGTTGTTTTCAACACTCCAATAGATTGTACTTGCATCGCCAGTTTCTTTTTCAATATGCTTACATATATCTGTCATTATTCTTATTTGTGCTGGAATAGCAGTTTGATTATGTTGCCATTCTGCTACCTGTTCATAACTAGGTAATTCAAATACTTGAATAGCCGCATTGTCTCCACCTGTACCCATACTAGGATCAAGTGCTACAGCATATGTAAACCCTGGACTAGGTTTTTTATACCAACGTGTTTGCCCCATATTAATAATAGGATTGTCACCTTCAAGTGCGGCTAACTTAATTGAGTTAATTAATGTTTCGTCATATACTAAAAATTCACAATCGTATTCACGTTTAAATCTTTCTTCACCAATACGTCCTAGTTCTTCATCTTTCCATTTATCATCTCTGTCAGGATGCTCTTGCCAGTAACTACGGAAACTATGAAATCCATTACGTCCTAATTCGTTTTCATTTCCGTGTTCGTCAAACTTATCTTCTGCCTGTTTCCATATAGTAGCAAAAGTATCTTCATCACTGTTAGGTGTGCTTGTAAGAATAGCACGACCACCTGTTGCTAGTGTAGGTGATATTGATGTCCAAAAGTCTGTGGCAACATTAGGCATAACAAATGCAAACTCATCGCAGTATAATAATGATATGGACATACCACGTCCTGTGTTTCCTGTTGTTGTGGCACTTACAATACGTGAACCGTTTTCAAATTCAATTGAGCCTTTGTTATAGTTTGTAACTCCTGCTCTAATATGATCAGCACACATTTCATATCCATATCTAATACGTTGCATAATTTCTTGTGCACCAGTATACTTGTGTGCGGCAATTAGAATAGTTTGATCAGGAACAAACATTGCATACCATAACAAATAAATTGCGGCACATGTTGTTTTGCCAGTTTGTCTAGGCAACATATTAATATTAAATCTATAATCGTGATAACTTTGGAGCAATCGTGTTTGATATTCAAATGGATCAAACAAAAGTTTACCTTTAACAGGATGCTGTATGTATGCAAAGTTACGAGCAAAGTAGTCATAACCAAATTTAGTGTCGCTACATTTAAGTAACTGTTCCACTTGATCATTCGTAAATGCTTCTCGTTTATTGGCTTTCTTAATTAAGACGCCGTCTAGTGATTTGCTCATAGTAATATTTACCGAAAAAAATAGGACCCGAAGGTCCTATTGAATAGTTGGGGGGATTAGCCGCAGTGTGCCGCGAATAGTTTTTCGAATTGACCTTTACCGCAACCGTATCCGTCTTGTACTTTTTGGAACATTTCTGTTTTAGTACAGCCGCTTGCCATAAGTTTTTTCATTTCGCCTACACATCCTGATTCGTCAAAGTCATCTTCTTCTGCTTCAACTACTTCATCTGTTTCTGCCATTTTAGACATAAGTGCATCACGTAATGCTGATTGTAATTCTTCTACAGCCATTGCATTATCGCCGTCTTGAGCGGCCGCATATGCTTTCTTCTCACGGTTAATACCGCCTGATAAATCTTTAGTCATATAGTTATGATCTTTATAATCTTCTTCTGGTGAGTTGTCGTAGCCTGCTTCTTCTACGTCATCTTCCATATCCATGCCCATAATAGCATCTTTGTCATCACCTTTGTCCATGCCTGGCATATCTGGTGGTCCGTCCATTCCGTCCATGTCAATTGGTGGTGCCATTTTAACTAGGTCACGCATCTTACCCATATCTGGTGGTCCCATTGGTGGCATCATGTCTGGCTTCATTTCGCCTGCATCTGGTGCTCCACCATCACGCATAATTTGTACTAGGCGTGCAACATCATCTGCTGTTTCACCTGACATATTAATACTCATTGAAGCCGCTTCATTAATTTGCTTAACTTCTTTTGGTGTTGGGTCCATTGAATCTAAAGTGTTCTCTAGGTCCGTTAATTTTTGTAATAGATCTTTCATATTAGCCTCCTACAACTGCTTTAGTATTTTCTGAATCATCAATGTCTTTGCTCGTGCCTTGCGGCGCCGCTTCCATTGGATCTGTATTACGTTCTTTACGTGCTACTTCTAACTCTTTGAGTAAATCCATTACTCTGTTACCAGCAACACTGTCTTGTGCTTTTGGATCTGCTTGTTCCATCTCTAAAGTATCAAGTCTTGTTTCGTAAGGTTCGCCACTTTTTGGTGCTTGGTATTCTTCTCTAGGATCGTTAGCATTTCTTACAATAATATAACTTTGGTCACATTCACAACACTTACAAATATAATCTTGTAATACTTGCGGAGTAGTTGGATATCCTACTTCTGCATCATAGTATGTAACTTCCATGTTTTGCAACTGTGGAAAATCTAGTGGTCTTTCTTGTATAGGTGTTTTCTTGCCATTTGACATTGATACAACATCAAACTTTTTAAGAGCAGTTTCAAGTTTATCTTGAAATCCTTCTGCCATATCGCCTGCAAGACCAATTTTAAATTCATAAGTCTTTTTAGACTCTGTTAATATTTGTGTAAATGTTTTCATGACGGTTATCCTCTATTACTATTTATCTTTATCCATATCTTTTAATCTCGCTAATAGACTGTTCCTATCAGTGACAATAGCGCCATGCCCGTTTACAATACCAGCGTCTTCTATGGGTTGATCTTTATCTTGTTTTTCTTTTTTAAGTTGTAAATCGATCATCTTTAATTTTTTATCCATTTTTGCAACTTTTGCATCTAATGATGTCTTAAGCATAGATCCTGCTACTTCAAATACTCTACCGCTATATCTACTTTCTACATTCATACCAAGATCCATTAAATCTTCATAACTTTGTAGTGCTTTATCTGCAATTTCATTCAATTCACTATCTGCTTTTTCGCCTAGTCCTTTGACACTAGGCAACGCACCAGCAATCTTATCAAACTCTGCTATATCACGCATAGTTTCTTTTTGCTCAGCAACTTCGTATTTCTTTTGTTGCTTTTCTTGATTAGATGCTTCATCGATAATTTTTTTCGAATCTGGTAAATCTAGCAAATCTTGTAGTTTCTTTGTCATTTTAATATTCCATTAACTGCTACTATTATTTATCGTTTGCCGCTATGGAAAATATCTTTTTCAGTAACGATTCTAAAAAACATACCCTTTTGTTTACACCATGCTCTAGCGGCTTCCCATTTTGCTTGATTTACAATCCATGCCGCTTGATTGTGTTTGCTACGCCCAAGTTTTTCTTTTAATGTTTGGTTCTCAGGTTTAACTTCTATTATTTCAACTTTTCTACTGCCACCTTTATTTGCATATGCAATAAAAAAGTCAGGCACGTATATTGTATGTTTACCTGTTAATGGATTTCTATAAGGAATCTTTACTGCTTCACTAGCCCATGCTTGAATATAAGCATGTTCATCACACATCTTCATAAATGCAAATTCCCAACTACTTCTATATGTAGGAGTTCTGTTTCCAATATACTTGTCTGGGTTTTTTAAATTATATTTTCCTTGAGCAAAACGTCCCATGGTTTACACCACTATGTTTCGTTGCTCTTGCTTCGTGACCATGTCGGTAACTTTAAATCCAATAACACTTATTTTGGATCTATTATAATTTACAATTTCACCAACTAGACCACTAACTTGTACATCAGTTAATCCTTTAAGAGTGTCTAACAAAGTGAATACATTTACTTCATCTACTTTTGCTTGTTGCAAAAGCACTGTAGCAATACCTGTTGCAGAAGTTTCATCAAATCCTCTTTTAAGAAAAAACCCTACTACAGAGTCAACTTGATTTGCACTATAAGAAATTGTATCAGTAAAATATTTGTTAAAGAATTCTTTTGTTTCGTTTGAACTATCAACGGGTGTTATTTTTAAACTACTACTCATGAATTATGTTCCGCCGTTTCTTAGTGATTGTAATGTACTACCGACACTTGAATTGCCAGACGCTTGTAGTATCTTATCTTGATATAATGCACTGTTAGTATTTACTGTGCCGCCTACTGTTGAAGTAGTTGAAGCAGTGCCGCCGTTGCCTGACTGTTTTGGAATACTAATATTACCTAATCCACTAACACCTTCTCTACCAATATTTGTAACTGTACGTTTCAAGATATTAAATCCTTCTTCCCGCAGTCCTTCTTTACTTAAATTTTTAGCATTTTTAAATGTATTAAACGCTGTCAATGCAGTACCTAAATTAAATTGCCCGCCAGCAATGTCTCCAAGGATATCACTAATGCCACCTATAACACCACCTCCGCCAAATAGACTGTTAGTTCCACCTCCGCCTATTGTTAACGGACTAGGAGTTTTATCATAATGAGTAGTTGCAAATCCCTTAGGACTATTTTCGCCTACTGGACCTCTACTGTAAAATACTGCTTCGTATGCTACGCTGATTTGGTTTTGTGAAGGTGTGCTGTTATCTGCACTATCCATTTGATCATGTGTAAGACCTGTAATTAACGGATTAACTAAAGTATATCCTAAGTATTCATGTCTTGCCATTTGAAAGATTGTAATCTTATTAAAGAAAGGTTCAGTATGATCATTATCTAATCCATAACGATAATTTTGTAATTCTTTACCTTGATATGTATTACGAGGATTGTATGGAGGAGAAATTCCTTCGCTTCTATAATTTCCATCTCTGTAGTAATATCTATAATATGCTTCCATTAATGTTGTAGTCAATCCCATGTTATCGTCATGGAAAGTAATGTTAATCGGATCATATTCAATGCTAGTTTGTAAATTCTTTTTACGATTATACATATTTTTAGTTGCAGTTTGAATACTAAACTTAGGTAAATCTGCTGACTTTACAAGCATATTAATTTCGTTTTTATGGCGTTGATCTAATTGAGGTTGCATTTTTTGGGCACTTGCACTTAGTTCAAATACAACATGATAAAGGAATTTAGTTTTTGGCGCAAGACGCATACTGTCGTCTGTAAATAGTCTAGCGGCATGGTCGTAACCTTTTAGGTTACCACCAGGATTTGTTGCACCCTGTAAAACATTATTTAAAAATCCGTTGAGTATATTGGCCATACAAATATTTATCCTTAAAAGAAAAGTGCGTATAAAATAAAAAAGGGTGACCTAAGCCACCCTCTTTCTAATACTATGGCAATGTTAAAAACTTATTATAGTCCGCCGCCGCCTGTTACTAGACTATTAATAGTTCTACCAACTGCTGTACCAATTCCTTCACCTTGTGGTGATTGGATAGCGTTGTCGTAACGTATTGCTAATGCAATAGTTACTGGTTCATTTGAACTATATGCTAGTGTGTTATAGTTTGCGTTTTGGATAAAGCAACC